ACCTTGTAATTGGCTCAAGGATATCGCCAATGTGGGTAAACACAACATACGGACGCAAAATAGAAAAAGCGGTAGAGCAAAGAGATAGCGGATTGGAATTGGCTATAATTTCAGAACAACAATGGTTTCAGGCTATTGCTGATGCAGCTAGAAATTAATATAGAATCTTTAATGAGGCCTACATGTTTTTCAGACTGACAATTTTATTTATACTCAGCACTCTATTATCACAGCCTGCAATAGCTGATCAATCAGAACCAATCCCATATACGGATTTTCAACTGTCATTTATGAGGGTTATCAAAGACTATTCTCAAAAATATAAAACTGCAGAAAATGAGTTGCAAAAATCATCACTTGTTACAGAAAGGCACGAAGCTTTCAACAAGCTTAAAGGTGACCCAAAAAAAATAAAGGACTGGTATGGTGTGATAGAAAAAATGGGAACTAATGGTGACGGTAAGGCTTATCTAGTTTTAAATCTATCCCCCAAATTAATTACATTCTCTACCTGGAATAATTCATTTTCAGATATCAACGACAAAACGCTGATCCCACAAAGATCCCCCGTATTTAAGTCGTTATCAAAAATGAAAGTTGGCAACGTTGTTAAATTCTCAGGCCGATTAAAAGCACCAAAAAATATGACTGAAGCAGGAAAAATGCAAGAACCTGATTTTCTGTTTATCTTTAAATCAATTGATTATGCCGGAAAATCAGCCATTAATTAAAATAAACACTTTCAAAACAGCCCGCTAAGTGCGGGCTTTTTTACGCCTGTACTACACAGAAAATTTAGCAATTAAATAAAATTATCAAAAATTACAACATTCAGTTGTTGACACATAACAACCAGTAGTTGTATATTGGCAACACGTAACACAAGAATGTTGCCATGCAAGTAGCTCAAACCGACCTAGAAAACGCATTTAAAACCAGCAAACTACCGCTGATGGGTTACACGTTTGAAGCTGCTATCAGCAATCAAGCACTGGCAATCTGTTTAAAACACCTGGCACAGCGCAAAACACCGCAGCCAAAGCCAGTACGTGAATACTGGTTTAACAAAATCTAGGAGATTGAAATGAATATACAGATTTCAGAACATGCGCCAGTGCGCACCATTCAACACATGATTGACGAAGCTAAATCGCTTGGACTGCGTGTTGTTCACCGCCCTGATTCAATAAAAAGCAACGTAGTCAGCATGCGTGAAGCAGCTGACCAACGCCGCCAGCAAATGTGCGTAAGCCCAGAGGCTGCTTAATATGACCCAGCGTGCCAGCAACTTCATCTATGACGCGCTGCGTGTTGCTGTAGGCATTCTGTGCATTGTAAGCATCACATACGCACTATGCGACTCACTTAATATCGGAGTTTTTAATGATTAAGCTATTAAAACGCATCAAATTAACGCGCCACTATTACAAAAATCGTGGCTATAACTTAAAAACAGCATGGGATTTAGCGGGGTGGACACTATGAGTTTTAATCCAGAACAATTTAATACATCAACAATTCTTTTAAATAGCTCAATAGTAAGAACGTCTGTATGGATTAAAGATTACACAACAAAAAAAGTAGAAGATCAGGTTTATTCTGTTTTTGTCATTGAAAGCGGCTCTGCAAGAATGCAAGAAAACCTTTCAGCCGAAGATGCGCAAGCAATGATTAATATACTGAGCCAACATATCGACCACATCAAGCAAGCAGAGCTTGAACTAATTGCCATTAATTCCAAGGCTGCAGCATGATCACCGCCAGTATGAAAGCACACGACTGGTGGCACAAATGAGCAAGCCGCGCAAAAAATACAAACCGAAACCATGCGGCAGCACACGCAACATTCGGCCATTTGCCATGAAAGAAGACTTTGAAGAAATTGAATCAGTATTTCGTCAGCTTAAAACAGGCGAAATTACCGAGGCTAAAGACCCAAGAAACGGCCAATGGGTACTCGTTTATAAAAAAGCAGACGGCACTATCTGCTACCTGCTGAAAGTAGCTACAGAGTGGGTTAACTTCTTTGCAGAACTGGCAACGCACTACATTCCAGACTACAACGACCAGCCCATGCGCAAGCTGCTTACCAAGCTACGCATAGGGCAATCGCTCGATATGCAAACCGTACTTGATGCTGAAAAAGTACTGGATATACAGCGCAAGCTATACCTGATGGCAGATGCAAAAGTGTACAACGCCATCGGCTCAAAAGTGGTTGCTGATTTTTATGAATACAACACACGAGGTACAGAGGTAGCAGCATGAAAACCGCAAAAATAAGCACATGTGAAGCCAGGGTAATGCAAGCGCTTAGAGCTGGCCCCATGAACACATCAGAGCTATTAGATAGATTCCCTGGCGGCCTACGGATAGCAAGGCTGCTAAAGATTGGCTATGTAGAGAATGATGCTGCAGGCTACAAGCTAACAGAGCTTGGCCGCAGCCAATGCCCAACAAGAAGATCTATTGAAAAAGCTGCTTACCTGCCACCAGCTAACGCCACAGTAGCAATGCCAGTAAAGCCGATTACCACCAAACCAACCATAAAAGTAGAGGCCGCTATGCCACCACATACCAATGTAGCAAAACAGATCCGCGACATCATCACTGAGCACCCAGGCATTGAGCACAAGGCGCTGATTGCAAAGATCACCAACAACTCAGCAAATTTTGATGAAACCACAAAAGCGGCCAACATGATCAGCTACGTTCTCAAACAAGGTGGCTTCAAAAAAATTGACGACCACCTGGTTGGCTCACTTGAAAAAGTAAAACTTTACTATACAGATGAAGCCTACTCAAAACGCAAACAAGCCGCTCAATTGGCAGTTGAAAAAAACATTCCAACGCTGGAACAGCATCACCAGGCAAAAAACTATGGCACAGATAACGTGGCAGAAGCAGCTGCAGCACCAGCCATTGTTGATGCCGCCGAGATTGATAACCAGACAAAAGTTGATGCTGTTTCATTTCAAACGGGATTTGATGCAGCTAGTGTAAAAGAACCATCAGCACTAGATATTCAAGAAGGCGGCGACCACTACAAGCGCATGAAAATACAGCCGGTGCAATACATCCTTGCAAACAACATCGGATTTGCAGAAGGTAACGTCATCAAATACGTCAGCCGCTGGCGCAATAAAAACGGCATTGAAGACCTAAAGAAAGCACGTCACTTTCTGGACATCCTGATCGAACAGGCAGCCGCATGATGAACGACTCAGAACTGGCAAGCGCGGTAAAGCAATGTATGCAGAACAACCCCTACATCACGCGCAAAAAACTACGCGACACCCTCGGCGTTGGCAGCGCAAGGCTGGAAAGAATTGAAACCGCCGGACTGGTGAAACTGCCACTAAAGCTAAGCAAAAAACTAGGCGCACCAATGGGCAAAATCGCCGGAGGATGGGGCGACAGATTCAAGATTAAAAAATAGCAAAAATAGCAGTACAAGGCAGTTTATTTTAAACAAGGAGACAGTAATGAAACAAATCATGAAACCAGCACTAAATGAAAACGAGATCTACGCCGGCGCAATAATCAACCCGGATGGTACCGGCCATCACGTTATTTTGCTCGATGGCGATCATGATGACACTGACTGGCAATCAGCTATGGACTGGGCAAAAGAACAAGGTGGCGACCTGCCAAACCGCGTAGAAGCCGCCCTGCTTTTCAATCAATCAAAAGACCAGTTCAAGCCAGAATGGTACTGGACCAATGAGCAGCACGCCTCTTATTCGGTTTATGCCTGGTTTCAGCATTTCTACGACGGCAGTCAGAGCAACGACAGCAAGCTTTACGAGCTCCGCGCCCGCGCTGTCCGCAGATTAGCAATTTAGTCATTTATTAATTTAAGTATTTAGGGGTTTATCAATGATCACACTTGAATCAATTAAAGCAAAGCAAGATGAAATCACACAGCTAATATCCAGCTATGAAAATCAATCAGCTGCAGTTGAATACATCTTTCCTGAAACAGAAATCAAACTAAGCAAAGGCGAGCATTACGCCGGCTTGATCTTAGGCAAGGACGGCGAATCCAGCTACCACTTGATTTTACTACCAAACGAAAAACAGGATATTAACTGGGGTGATGCAGTTACATGGGCCAAAGAACAAGGCGGTGACCTTCCAACACGCCGCGAACAGTCTTTGCTATACGCCAACCTGAAAGAACGGTTTGAAGAGCGCTGGTATTGGTCTAGTGAGCAGCACGCCTCTCATTCCGATTCTGCCTGGTCTCAGGTTTTCAGCTACGGCGGTCAGAGCGACTACCACAAGTTTAACGAGCTCCGCGCCCGCGCTGTCCGCAGATTGTTAGTCATTCAGTAATTTAATTATTTTTTTAACTCAGCATGGCAAACCATACAACCTTACCTATATATAAAGTCGCTTACGACCTACTGGACGTAATCACAGATCTATCAAAAAACATGCCGCGCGATTTCAAGCAAAGCATTGGTGGAAAGTTACGTGATGAATGTGTAGAAATTGTAACGCTAATATTTAGAGCCAATGTATCGCAAGAAAAGGCCGCGCACCTAATTTCGCTCATTGAGCGACTGCAGGTGTCAGAACTTTTACTTCGCCTTTCACGTGATAAACGCCTGATTTCTACTGGACAGTACGCTAAAGCCATAGAACTCACCAGCAGCATTGGTAAACAGGCTAATGGCTGGCGCCGTTCCGCATCGTCTGTTTCATGATGGTTAAGGCCAATATGACTGTACGAATTAATAATCTGGTTTTGCCGCTAGCTCAAAAGGCTACCGCCATGCACATCATGGAGACCGCTGATAGCAATCAGAGCGCGTCCAGTGCAGTTGCTTCGCTGATCGGTAACAACCTTCGGCAATGTGACGTAGATAGCAAGACACAACGCAGCACGCCTCTAATTCAAATTATGCCTGGTATCAGAATTTCAACAACGGCAATCAGAACAACAACAACAAGAATAACGAGCTCCGCGCCCGCGCTGTCCGCAGATCATACCGAGTGCCACCAGGCTGACTTTTTAAACGAGGCAATAATATGCCAGCTCAATTAGATATGTTTGAGATTCAAGCAACAACAAAACCATATCCTATTGGATATTCATATGAGACTTTTGAACAAAAGCAGTCTAGACATAGGAGCGCATTACTATATTGGCTACAAGTAACACGTATACATGCTAAACCGGGTGAGCTGCCTATTGAGAAAAACTCAAGCAATGGCGCATGGATTGATTCATGGCTAATACCAAACACAAGGGCCGGAATTCTTGATGAACTTGGCGGAATGGCATCCGTATGGTAGCCAATTCATTTGATTTTACTGATTTAGTTCAAGCCTATTTCGATTGCCGTAAAAATAAACGCAACACAGCAAGCGCA